CTTTGAGAATACAAGGTTTAGATAGTTCTTATAATTTTGCTGAAGAGACTGTTGATATGGATGGAACAACCACAGTTACAACTACTCAAACTTTTTTAAGAGTATTTAGAATGTCTGTAGAAACAGCTGGTACAACTGGAAATAATCAGGGGACAATTACTGTAACCTATACAGGGGGATCAGATGTTGCTGCAACTATATCGGAAGGTAATGGACAGACACTAATGACATTGTATACAATACCTGCAGGCTATACGGGTTATTTATTATCAATGAATATATCATCTGGTAAAGACCAAGAAATGGATTTTAAATTCATACAAAGACAAAATGAAGGTAGTAATGGAGCTTTTCAAACAAAACAATTTTTAAATGTTAGAGGTGGTCAAACAACAGTTATATTTAATGCAATCAACGTGATACCAGAAAAATCTGATATTTATGTATCTGGTAAAGCAAGTTCTACCTCTTCCGCTTCTGCATCATTTGATTTATTATTAGTACAGGATGGTTATTAATGGCAAATAATATTTACAAAAATGCATTCTTTGATCCTAGTGATACCTCTAATACTGTAGTTTATGCTACCGATTCTTTAACCAGAGCTATTATTCAGAATATTCAAGTTACGAATGAAAGTGGTAGTAAAGTTGTGAGAGTCTATGTATTCGATGCAAGTAATTCTAATACCGCTACTCAAGTAGCATATGCTAGTATTTCTGGACCAACTATCTGTAATTTAGCAAAAGGTCCTATCATTTTAGAAGAGAGTGATACCTTAGTTTTAAGTAGTTCTAACACATCTGGAGTTAGTGCTACAGTCTCTATTTTGGAAGTAAATAGAGGATTAATACAACAATAATCCTATTGATTTCCTAGGTTTTCCTCGTTAAAACTATAATATGGCAAAGATTATAGATGAACCAATCATCTTACGCTATGAATATGACATCGAAGGAAATCAAATCCCAGTCTATAGCTGTAAGGTCGAAACTACAATTACCAATACTAGAACAGGCGTGGAATATGACTCAGAGGATCATGCCAATAACGATATTGCCGATCCTAATACTGATACTACTTCCGAAGATATTCGTCGGGATGTTAATGTCATCGCCCCTAAATTATTCACGGGTGCGGTTACGCCTAAACAAGGATAAAAAATGTTAAAAAAACTTATACCCGCTATCACAGGTGCGATTGGATTCGCAGTAGGTGGACCAATAGGAGCATCTATTGGAGCAGGTTTAGGTTCAGCAATTCGAGGGGATAATCCTGCGAACATTGCAACATCAGCATTAATGGGTTTTGGTTTAGGAAGTTTGGGTGCTAGCGCAGGTTTAGTTGGTGGAAAAGGTTTGGGCGCACTTGGTACAAGTGCTAAAGAATTAGTAGCTCCATCTCTTGGTATGAGCCCGGGAGAATCAATGGCTCGATATGGAAATATAAGTAAAGCAGGTAGTACACCTAGTGTATTTCAAAGAGGAGCAGAAGCTTACAAAGGAATGAGCACTCTAGCAAAAGGCGCACTAGGATTAGGCGCAGTAGCTGCATTAAGTTCAATGGACGAAGAAGATAAAGGAGTAGATATTGCTCCTCCACCAACACCAGGTAGTATAGCACCATTAGATATGAGCACTCCTAATGTAACTTATTATGATCCAAGCACAGGTGGTTATGGTGCAGCCGCACCAACATATCGACCACTTGCTCAAGGTGGAGACGTTATCGATACAGAGTCAAGATCTCTTGATGATGTCGTCAACAACTTCCCTCGTAAAGTAGGACAGATCGATGGGCCAGGGACAGAGAAATCTGATGACATCCCTGCGATGCTATCGGATGGAGAGTTTGTCATGACTGCTGCAGCGGTTCGTGGGCTAGGGGCATTGAATGGTGCAGATAAAGATGATAAGTTAGAGCAACGTCGCAAAGGTGCCAAGATGATGTATGATATGATGGATAAATTTGAAAGTAAGGTAGCGTAATGGCAGATGAAATAGTTCAATATTCGAGACAAGCCCCCTTTATTGAGGAGAGAGCAGAACAATTATTAGGTTCTATCTATGGTATTCCTAATTATCAACAACAAGCGGGAGAAACAGATGAAGAGTATAAATTAAGATTAGAAGAATTAGGAGCTACTAGAAGACCTGACGAAACAGACGAGCAATATAATTTAAGATTAAAAGGATTGGCGGGTATTCCACAAGCAGTGCCTGCAAAACAAGTAGCTGGTTTAGAGGAAGCACAGTTAACAGCTATTCAAAAAGCACAAGAAGGTTTAGGTGCGTATCAACCATTTTTACAAGCCGCTGGTGAAACAGTCGGTGCAGGACTCGGAGCCATTGGTGCAGGAGTGAGAACTCTTGATCCTTCTCAAGTCGGAACATACATGGATCCGTATCAACAACAAGTTACTCAAGAAGCATTAGCGGAATTAGACAGGCAGGCACAAATGCAAAGTCAACGAACTTCAGCGGAAGCTGTAGCTGCGGGTGCATTTGGTGGATCACGATTCGGTGTCCGTGAAGCAGAGGAAGCGAGAAACTTAGCACAGGTAAAATCACAAAGAATTTTTGAAGACTTATCTCGAAACTATTTACAAGCACAAGCTGCACAAAGAGCAACAGCACAACAATTAGGACAACTTGGAACACAAACACTTGGCGCTGCTCAAGCACAATCTGGGTTAGGATCTTTAACTCAGCAACTTCAAGGTGTGGATATTAACAGATTATTAAGTGTGGGTGGTGTTCAACAACAGCAACAACAAAATGTTTTAGAAGCTGCTCGACAAACTGAACTTGCTAGACAACAAGAACCATTTAGAAGAGCAGGATTTGCTTCTGATATTCTACGAGGCGTTCCGACATCACAAGTTCAATACACACAACAGCCTTCACCATCGCTCTTCCAACAAGTAGCTGGTTTAGGTATCGCAGGTTTAAGCACCTTAGGTGCACTAGGTGGATCGGGGGCAGGCATCAGCCTGTTATCATAATGGCTATATTAGATAGACCCATGTTTCAGCGCCCACTGACCAAGGACCAATTACGTCAATATGGTATCCCTGCTTTTGCTAATGGTGGTATTGTAAAGATGAGCAATGGTGGTGATCCATTAGGATTATTTACACCAGGTGGTTTAGGGAAACAAATAATGGAAGAGAAAGAAGCTCGTCCTAAAGCCATGCTATCGGATATTATGGCTTCACCAAAAGAAAGCGATTCTATTGCAAATCAAATTCAAAGATTAGAAACAATCATAGCAAATAAAAAAGCCAACAATCCAAATGCAGATACATCTGCTGAAGAAGCAAAGATAGCTGAATTGAAAAAAGAGTTAGTTGCAACACAACAAGAAGAAGTCAAAGACATTGCTACTCCTGTACCAGAGGATATTCGAACAGCAAAAACAACTACTGAATTAAAAGAAGCTATCTTAAATCAAGGTGGTCCTGGAACAAGTGAAGTGGTTGAGGAAAAAACAGAGAGCATCACAGATGATCTTGGAACACCAGAAAAAGAAAGACTTTCAGATTTAGAGTCTTTGGTTAAAGAACGATCTGATCTTTATAAGAAAATTTTAGGAGACCCTAGAGAAGGATTAAAGCAACAAGGACTACTTCAACTAGCACAATTTGGTTTAAATCTAGCATCAGCCAGAGGTGGAAATCTAGCAGAGAAGATTGCAAAATCAGCTAAAGATCCATTACAAGCTTTCGCAACTTTAGGCAGGGAAGCGATGAAAGACGAAAGAGCGATTGACATGATAGCAATTAAAGGTGCTGAAGAAGAACTAGGTAGAACTCAAAAACCAGGAACCTTTGGTCAATTAGTACAAGACATCATGAACACTAAAGGACTTAATCGAGAAGAAGCTGCTAAAGAAGCAACTAAAATATACGAACAAAAATCTGGTAAAACTATCGCAGAGATAAGAGATGAAAGATATTCAGAACTATTAGCTTTCTATGAAAAAGAATTCGGTGAAGTTGAAAAAGCAAGAACAGCAGCTAATAAGGCTATTAAACAAGAGTTTGGAACACCAATGTATGAAGAAGAAGGTGTATCAGATACAGAAACTACAACCACTACCACTACAGAAACAGACGTAATTAAAATAGATTAGGAGGTCTTATGCCAATTTATGAATATCAAGGGCAAAAATTTGACCTCAAAGAAGGGCTATCTAATGCCGAAGCAAAAGAAAAAATACTTAATTTTTTAGAAGAACAAAAAGACGAAAAAGATAAAAAGCCTAATTTTTTTGTAGGTCTTGCTTCTGGTGTAGCATCCGGAGCATTAAAGATACCAGAAGGTTTTGCCTCTCTAGCTGCAGAATTAATTGATTTAGGAGCGGATACAGATACAGCTGCTAGTGTAGAAACTTTTTTTGATAAATTAAATCCTTTTGAAGAAATAGCAGAACAAACATTAACTGGTAAAATAGCTGAGGGATTAATTCAATTAGGTGTACCTGGTGTAGCGGGCTATAAGTTAGGGGCGGGCTTAGCGAGAAGAGCTATTGGTGCAAAGAAAACCGGTAAATATCTAGATGAAGCAACTGGTAAAGGTTTACGTAGAAAAGACATTGATCAAAATACTTTAAAAAGTGATTTAGCTACTAAGTTAAAAATTGGTGGTGGAGGACTATTAGGTTCCACTATTGGTGAGGGCTTAGCGTATACCGACGATTTTGGAACAATTGGTGACGCTATCGGTGGTCCAACAGAAACAGATAAAACAGAAGGACTAGAGGGTAGAGAAGAAGCATTTAGAAAATTTACTAACCGTTTTAAGTTTGCAGTTGAAAGTGGTGCTATCGGTGCGGGATTAGGAGCAACCATATCTGGAGTCACCAAAGCCGTGAAAGCGACTCCTCTTGCAAGACAATTTGATAGAAGTCCTTTACAAAATGTAATTGGTAAAGGATTAAATATGCTCACCCCTAACAGTGCCCTTGGTAAAAGAGCATTTAATATTTTAAAAGACGGAGATCAAATAGCTACAACGTATGCTTTGAAATCACAGATGATGAGTGAAGCTTTAGCAACTTCAGCTGAAAAAATTTCAAAACAGGCATTAAAAAATGCAGGTTCTCAAAAAGAAGAAATCTTTACAAAGTTTCAAAAGCTCGTCAATGATCGACTAACGGATTTCGGTAAATTTAAAAAATCAGATTTTGTTTTTGATCAAAAAGGAAATATTGTTCAAAAACAATTACCTGATGCAGCTTACGCTCTTCCAAAAGAAATTGTCAAAGTAAACTCTAGAGGAAAAGAATTTAGAGTAGCCAACCCTGCATATAAAAAAAGAGAAGCACTTCACGATTTTATGAAAAATACTTTGAAGGCAACAGACGACGATATTTTAGAATTTGAAAACTCATTACTAGCAAATCGATATCTCTTAGATTTAAACTCTATTACCTTAGATAATCAATTCTTAAAACCTTTGATTAGAGAAGCAAGAGATGTTCTTGGAATTAAAGGATTATCCAGACAAGAAGAAAAGATAGCTAGAGATGTTCTCGCTAGTGCTACTGAATTGAGTGATACTTTCACCAGTCAGCTTGGTAAGTATATGAATAGAGAGTACAAGATATTTAAAAAAGAAAAAAATATATTTAAGAAGATATTTTCTGGTGATGATTTCAAACCAACACAAGAAATTATTCAAAAATCTGAAAGAGTATTTAGAACAGCAATTGCTCAAGCTTATAAAAATAGCGACACTACAAGAGCAAAGGCAACAGAGATTGTTGAGTTAAGAGCATCACAACGTCAAAAGCAACCGACAACAGGTAGAAGAGATCCTCTTTTAGAAAGAGAAAGAAAAATCAGTAAACAAAAAGCTATTGAAGAACAAATAGATAGAATGTCAAAAGATTACTACGATAATGTTGCTCCTCAAAAAGCAGCTGATGCTGTTGAAGCTATCATAACAACAAGAGGAAAAAGTTTATTTGAAACTCCTACTGGACCTATTAGTGGTTTTAAAAAGTTTATTAAAGATGAAGCAAGTCTAGAATTAGACGAAGGAATATTCAAAGAAAGAACTCTACGTAATCCTGTTATTAGACAACTTCTAGGAGAGATTGAAGATCCTTTTTACAACATCGCCAATACCAATTCTAAACAAGCTCAAATCATGGCACAATTACAAACACACAATAAACTATTTCAAGATACTGTAACATCTGGAGAAGGCGGAGCAGCTAAGAGTAATATGTTCTTTGATAGTAGTGCAGAAGCTAGAGAAGCTATAAAAAATTTACCTGAGTACAAAGATATCTATGTCGGGCCCGATGATATTGTTCAGATAAAAACTAAAAATGCTGATATTGTTCCTAGTGTACTAGATGGTAAATACACATTTAAACCTGTAGCTGAAGCAATTACCAGCCAAGATCAAATGTTGGCTGATAATACTTTAAATAATCTTTACAAATGGATGGTGTTAATCCCTAAAAGTATATCTCAGCAAGCTAAAACTATTTATTCTCCATTTACTCACGTTAGAAACGTATTGTCTGCCACTTTATTTACAACCATGAACGGTAATATTTTATTTCAAAACCCCGCACAAACAGCTCGATATTTTAAAAGAGCGTTAAAAGATATTACAGGTAATGATGCTGAGTCTGTTGCTCGTCGATTAAGAAATCAAAGATTAGGTATTAATGGCACTAGCCCTATTGCAGGAGATATTGATGCATTAGCAAAAGAAGTTGGCACCGATATTTACACAGGTAACTTCAATGGTTTTATGGATAAGTTACTAGGAAGAACCTCTAAATTAGCAGAGAAAGCAAGACGAGCTTATCTCGCTGAAGATAATCTATGGAAGAACTATAACTTTGAAGTTGAATTAGACGCATTAAAAAACAATTTCTCAAAGCTAGGGATCACTGCTGATAATATTTTTGATCCAAAAAACATGAATGCATATAGTAAACTACTTGGTAGACAAGTAACAAAAAACGATCCGATCTTTGATCGTATTGTAGATATTAGTCCTGACGGTAAATTTTTAACTATTGGTAATCAAGGTGTTCGATTAGAAGGAGATAAGTTACTAGAAACTTTCTATGAGAATATGGCGGCACAAATTACTAAACACAATCTTCCAAACTATGAGTATGTTGGTGACTTTATCAAAAGCTTAAGAAGACTACCTCTTGGTACCTTTGTGGCTTTCCCTGCTGAGATTATTAGAACAGGATACAATACTATTCAAAGAGGTTTAAGAGAACTGCAAGTCGAAGGATTTAAACAAACAGGGATGAGAAGATTAGCAGGTGTTGCAACTACAGCTGCTGTTGTTCCCGCAGGTTTAGTTGAGTTTGGTAAATCATTAGCTGATATGACTGATGATGATATGAGAGCACTGAGAACTTTTGTTCCTTCATGGTCAGAGAACGGTTTGTTAATGCCAGTCAGTAGAGATGAAAAGACAGGTAAAGTAAAATATGTTGATCTAAGTTATATCTTTCCTTACGATACTTTAGTTCGTCCTGTTAATACTATTCTTAACGAAGCATCTAAAGGTCAACAAACAGGAGAGAGTTTAAATAAATATTTATTAGATGCAGGTGCGACTAGCTTCTATGAATTATCCAAACCTTTTATTTCTGAATCTATTTTCTTTGAGGCTTTTGCTGATATCGTAGCAAGAAACGGTCGATCAAGAGATGGTAGACAAGTCTTTAGACCTGGAGATTCTGTAGGAGAGAAAGTTTATAAAGGTGGTATGCATGTTTTAGAAACATTTATGCCAGGTTCTGTAAATCAGATAAATAGATTATTTCAAGCAGGTGCTTTAGGTAACGAAAAGATTCCAGATAAATATGGTAACACTTATAACTTACTTGATGAAGCAGGGGGTATCTTTGGATTTAGAGCAATTGAAGCTGATCCTATAGATGCGATGCCGTTTATCGTTACTGACTTTAATAAGAAAAATGATAGTGCAAGAGCATCGTTTGTTGGTGATGTTTTAAAAGGTGGTTTTGTTTCTCCAGCAGAGATTGTTGAACAATACATTAAGTCCGAAAGAATTAGATTTCAGAACTTTAAACAAATGCACAACGCATATAAAGATGCTTTACAATTAGGAGCGAATAGAGGAAAGCTTAATAAAGAACTAGGTCGTATGACTAAGGCTGAAAGACAAGCTGTGATTTCTGGTCGATATCTACCTTACGTTCCAGGAGATGGAGTAAGACAAGCATTTAATGAAAACTTTAGAGAACTAAGGAAAGAACTAGGTAGAGATGTTCAAAACCCGTTTATTTTAGCTTATCCAGAGATTATGAAGGTAAGAAGAAACAATAGAAACATTGACGTTAATTCTGGTGACTTTGATTCTACCTTTGTTGTACCAGAGGGCTTTAATATTAAAGAGATTGTTCCTGAAGCACCGCCCACGACCACTGGTCCAGTGACCACGTCGGGAGGACCAGGGACCACGGTCACCGGCACACAAACCCTTGAATCTCAATTTGCAGCTGATACACTCTTTCCCAATGACTCACTCTTTCAGGAATTATTTAGACAAAGGAATACATAATGGCAGTACCAGGCGAACAGGAATCTTTTAAATCACAATCGTTTAGTGGTGGATCTAAAACACCTAAAAAAACTACATTCAGTAGCCCTGCAGCTATGGCACAAGCTCAAAGAGGGGCAGAAGCTCAGAGTATGAAAGCTCTTCAAGATAGAAGAGAAAAAACAAGACAAGAATTTTTTAAAGGACGAGAAGATATTTCTGATGACAGATTAGACAGAAGACAACTTCAAGATGATTTATATGAAAAATTTAAAAAAGAAACCTATCAAACCTATGTAGGAGATGACGGTAAAACTTATACAAAAGATCTTTCTTTAAGATTTGATACTGACCCTATGAGTCCGACCTTTGGTCAATACACAAGAACAACGATCGCTGATAAAGCAACTGAGCTTGCAATGAAGTATGGTCCTACCTTCAAGGAAATAGCAAGCGACATGGGCTATGCTATAGGGAGTATGACTAAAGGCGCTGGAGATTTAATCATGGGAGGCAATATTGGTCTACTAGGTATTGTAAAAGGAATTTACAACAAAGCAGTAGGAGACGCTAACAAAGGCTACGATAAATTAAATTCTGTACAACAAGAGATATTTGATAACCCTGATAAATATCCTTACGCCTCTAAAGTTCCTCAAGTTGAGTCTGTTAATAATTCAAGGCTACTGGCCCTTGAAGCACAAAGAGATGTAAATTCATTTGCAGCTGATGCAACAGGTATTCTTGGCATTGATCAAAATAGATTAGATGGATTCGTTAATGAACCTATTGATACATTTGGAACTGCTGGCCCAACAGTAGATATGAGACGACCAACAGAAGAAGAACTAGATCCAATGGATATTGGATATGTAGAGTCTGGTCAGTTCAAAGAAGACTTACAAAAGTCAGGTATTTTATCTGTTGATGATCCATCAACAGGAGATCCATTTTCTGATAGCACAAAAATACCAGGGCAAAATGCAACCCTTGGCGACTTAAGAAAAGCTTTAGAAAATCAAGGTCTGGATGATCTTCAAATTCAGTCCGCTATTAATCAAGTAGGACAACAAATTATTTCTGGCGAATATACAGGAGACTTTGAGGTTGATACAGGATCAACAACAGACGATCAAGTATCTTTCACTCCTTATAACAATCCTTTCAATTTAGAATTCAGAGGACAAGAAGGAGCCGAACCTGGATATGGTGGACAAGAAGGAACTAGGTTTGCATCGTTTGATACTTTAGATACAGGGATAACAGCAGGGATAGATAGAGTTGCTGAGATCGTTGGAGAAGGAAAAAGCACAGATGACTTTTTAAATATATACGCTCCTCGATCTGATAATCCAGAATCTTATGATAACTATTTAGCAACCCTACAAGACAAAGTAGGAGAAACTATTGAACCAAATGAAATTAAATCTTTAACAGAAGGTATTGTTAAGTTTGAGAATAAACCAGAATTAGCTGACCAATATTTAAATTATCTTGAACAACAAAAAGATAAATTATATAGTGGCATCGTTTCGTAAGATTAATGAGAATATTAACACATATAAAGAACTTAATACGTTCTATTATATATAGAAGAAAGGAAAAAGATCCTCATGAAATACATTGGGGAATAGGTGGAAAATGAATGAGATAAAAATTACTGATGAACTGAAGGCACGGATTCGTGACCATGAAGGTTGCAGGGACGAAGTTTATTTAGATTCGCTAGGCAAAGCCACTATTGCCATAGGACATTTGGTACAGCCACACGAAAGAGATCGTTTTAAACCTGGTGTTAAAATAACAGCAGATGAGATAGAAGACCTATTTTTAATAGATTTGAATAGAGCATGTGCAGGAGCAGAGCAGCTAATCGGAGAGTTGTATAAAGGCGATAAGAGATTGCCTCAAGCCATTGAGCACGTAATCGTGGAAATGATTTTTCAACTGGGAAAGACAGGCGTTTCAAAGTTCCGTAAGATGTGGAAAGCATTATCAGATGGTAATAGAAAACAAGCGTCGCTGGAAATGAAGGACTCCAGGTGGCATTCGCAAACCCCTGTGAGATGCGAAGCCCTAGCTGAAATCGTTGAAAACGCTTAGAGCGTTCTTCTAATAAAATTTGGGAAGCGGCCTTCTTGCTTAAATGTCATGTAGGCTGCATACCAATCTTTTTTATATTCTGACTGACAGAATTCTTTAATTGATTCTTCTTTTTCATCACTCTTAAAAAAGTTTAAGAAGTGATTCATTGCTCTATTAGTTAAGTTAAACATGTATATCTCCTTGTTATTTCGAGGAGAATATAATGCTATTTTTTCTTTTTACTTGTGCTCTTTTGAAATACCTGATGTTCTCTAATCGCTTGAAATACTTCTACCTTAGACCAATGCGCCATGTAAGCTTTTTGAATATCATCTTTAAACACATATAGTTGATCAATAGGTAACTCAACAGGCATTGAAATGTCTTCACTAGCTCTTTGAATTTCTTCTTTTGTTAGGTGTAAATATAACCTACCATCTTGATAAGTTATCCTACTCACTAAGCTACTCCGTCAACTGATAAAATCTTTTCTAGTTTAGTAAGATACCATTGAGCTTTTCTAATATCTTCTAGTCCATTCTTTTCTCGATGTCTTGCAAGATACTTCCAGATTTGCCCTTTCAAGTATCCAATAAATTCATCTTTGGTTAGTTGAGATTCTATCGCATCAATAGTTTCGATCGTTTTATCTTTGTAGTAGTTCGGGTTTATCTTATCCATTATTTTATTTCTCCCCAGTTATCTCCAATCTCTGCATCACATTTGACAGGAACGTGTAGTTCAACAGCAGATTCCATTATCTCTTTAATCTCTTTTACCTGGGTCTCATTGGCTACGGAGACGTTGAGTTCGTCATGTATTTGAATCATAGGAATAACCCCTACATCCTTCCACAGATTCACCATGGCTTTTTTGGTTTGATCTGCTGCTGAACCTTGTATTAACCTATTCAATGCACGATAGGTACCTGCTCTTTTTATTTCATTCCAACCCCAAGTTTTCTTGGCATTCTCATAAGACATCATTCTTTTGTCACTGAAGTCTTTGCTTTCGTATAATTCAAAACGACAACGTCGTCCGAGCAGTGTAGTGATATACCCGTTGTTTTCGGTATATCTTGTAGCTTTAATAATAATATTGTTGAGGAAGTGAACATTGTCATTGTATTTTTGTTTCAATGCTTTGGCTTGATCGGGGCTGATATCTAGTGAAGCTGCTAGTTTAGCAATACCCATGCCATACATCAAACCCAGTCCAATTGTTTTAGCTTCTTTCCTTGATATTTGTGCCATATCAGCAGTTACTTGATGGAAGTCCTTACCCTCATGGAAGAACTTAATTAGGGTGTCAGCGCCCTCTAAACCGTGTTTTTTGGCATAATGTACGAGGAGTCTAGGCTCTTGCTGAGAATAATCCAGTGATGCCCATTTGTGTCCTTCTTCTGGTAGGAATAAAGATCTAATCTTAGGACCAATTGCTTCGTTTCTAGCAGGCACCTGTTGTAGGTTGGGATTGTTCATGGACAACCGCCCACTGACCGTGCCTCCATATTCTCCTTTTAACTGATTAATCTCTGCATGAATACGACCATCGACTTGATGTTTGAGGATCGAATCAATAAAGGTAGTGTGCGCTTTATTATATTCCCTGGCTACCGATAAAGAATTAATCAAAGGATTTTTACTTTCCCTCATCGCTTCATTACTAATCTTAGCTTGATTGTTTATTTGAGTTCTTTCGTACTTCTCTCCTAGTTGATCAAATACTTTTTGAAGTGAAGCTGCTGTATAGATATCGGATTCATCAATTTTAATCCCTGTTTCTTTTTTAATGTTTTGATAAATCTTTTCTTCTTCTGCTTTGAAAAACTTCTTTGTCTTTTCTGCTTTGTCTAAATCAACACGCACACCTTTCCAACGCATCTCAATCAACAAGCGAAGTAAATCTGTTTCTAAATTAAAGACATCAGTGAGTCCTTGTTTTTGTATCTCTACTCGTAGGAATTCCCAAAGTTTTAACGTTAACCTGGTATCTTGTTCTGCATAAATACCGGCATACTCCACAGGAACTAAATGCATATTCTCAATAGCTTTGAAACCATGCTCTTTACCAAAGTCTTCTAAAAGGTTTCCTTGTTTTCTCTCGTTCAAGTAATCTTTTGCTAGGTTGTTTAAGCTATAACTAAATCTGTTCTCATCAACTAACGGAGCTGCTAATAGTGTGTCATAAATTTTTGATACATTACATTCGACACCCCAACGTCGAAGCCAACCAATATCATAAGAGGCATTATGACAGATCACAATGGGATCATGTTTAAATAATTTACGAAGCCACTTCTTGACTTCTTCTTCTGGAAAATTTCCCCCTCGCTCATGACGCACGGGAAAGTATCCATCAAACCCTTCAATAGAAATAGCAACACCGACTACAAATCCTTTGCCCGTGGCCCACCCGCCACCGAGTTTTTTAATCTCTGGATCATAAGTTTCTAAATCAATGGCAACTTGTTTGATTTGTTTTTCATCTGGAAACTTTGGTCTTACCCATTCTGGTTTGTTTTCTTTTTTTAACAAATCCATTTGTTGTTCAAATATCATCTTAGTATCTCCTCAAATTCGTATTGTGAAGTTGATGGAATAATGAATAAGTTTTCTTTTGCTCTGGTCATTCCCACATAAAAGACTCTTCTTTCATCGTCTCTATTTACAGCCATGTCATCAACTATTCTCTTGGAGATGTCAGTAAACAAAACAACGTTCTGACTTTCCCCTCCCTTTGCACCATGAATGGTAGATAATCTTAGATTAGATTTCTTACCTAGGTCATAGCCCCTTCTGATTATTTGCCTCATGTAAACAAGTTCTTGATCACCGATACCATTGAGAGCGATATCCCAAGGAGTTTCAATGTTTACATTGAGTCCCCATTCTTGAGATAATTCTTGATAAGAATATTTCTTTTCCTCATCAGCACCTTTCATCTTCTTGAATCCACGAGCAATACCATACTCACCAGACTTGATGTATTGATACATAACCTTAACATCTGGTAGAGAAACTTCTGTGTTATGTTGAAGAGCCTTCCAACAATTAAAAGCAGTGAGCACTTCATCTTTGATTGATAGTTTATTATTCTTCTCAAACAAATATCCTTTGCTTCTTAAATCATTAGCAATTTCATTTAAGTAATAATTAGTTCTGCACAAAACTAACCATTCATTTTCTCTAAAACTTAATCTTTCGTAATTAATATTTGATACTGTACCTAATGCTTCTCTTGAATTCCACTCTTTTGGTATTCTATTTTTTACTTTACCAATTAATTGATTAGCCCTGGTAAAAACATTTTTAGGTATTCGATACGACTGATCTAAAACTCTTTCATGACATTGTAAATTAATTAATTTAGAAACATCAGCGCCACTCCAGGAATAGATTGCTTGGTCATCATCACCACCAAGATAAACAACTCTTGCTTGATCCATCATAATTTTTACCATGTCCCATTCCACAGGTTTCAAATCTTGAACTTCATCAACAATGAGAACTTCTAACTTAGGAGACATATTCTGTTTTTTAAATTCTAAAATTAAATCTGTGTAGTCAAAGACACCTCTTGATTTTTTAAAATGATAATAGTCGTGAGCCACTCTTTGTAGTCTTTCAAACCCACCTTGAATGTGCCCTGCTTTTCGATACTCCTCATGCAGTGTCGTATTCTTTACACGATATAAATCAATTAAATGAAAACCATCGGGATCTCTACTTCCTACATTATTATTAGAACGTAGAGCAGGAGATAGATCTACACCATACTCTTGTCTAAACTCTTCAAAATCTTGGTCTTGAATCATGTCTGTATGAGTGCAACCCAAGAATTGATAAGCACAAGAATGTAATGTTCTAAACCATTTGAATTCTTTTCGATCAATTTTAAATTTATTGACCGCTCTAAAAACCGCTTCGTTAGCAGCTTTTTTCGTAAAAGAAAAGTATCCGATTCTATCGGGCTCTAATTCTTGTTGTAAGTTTTCCTCTACATATTTTAAAAGTGTAGTGGTTTTACCAGTGCCTGGAGGTCCAATAATCTTGTAGACGTGATCTAGAATGGTATCACCTCTTCTTCTTTCTGTTCAACAATCTCTTCTATTTTTTCAATCGAGTTGAACTTATCATTGTCCACGAACCAAACTAATTGACCAGGTTTGTTGTTGAGTTTTCTCTTTGTACAATCCCCACCTAAACCACGAATGAATACAGCTACTTGGTTAGTCGTCAGAGCTGCGTGCTTTCTGTTTCTCATATACTCTTGCAACTGATCAATACGAAAGAACACTTTGTTTTCTTCATCGTCCACGAAACACTGCCCATTGAGAATGTCATCAATGTCCATAGCATTTGCTTGGTTAGAAATATATTTTGCTAAAACAATTTTGAATTGACCTTCTGGTGTCATCTCTTCATCAGTCTTAACTTCAATTGCCTTTGATACAAGATTGACAACGAAAGCATCGAAGTCATTTCTCGACATCATCGGAGGCATTGATTTGGTTTTAACCAAACATTTTTTTCTAAACTTATGTTGATCGTATAACTCTTCAACGGTACACACAATTGTGCTCTCTTGATTTATAGTAATATGATAAATAGCATCATCATTATTTCCATACTGAGTGACGTTTCCTACATCAGTAATCACACTATTCTCACCAATACCAAATTTTCTTAAACGACATTTGGATTTATTACAGAAAGAACACATCGGTTGATCTTTACATTTGTATCCCCAATCTTTCTTATCTGCTTGTTTAATAACCTTTTCAATTTCTCTTGGTCGAAGTGCTTCTTCAAAATATTCATGATGAAATTTATGCACTTCATCCTCAAAAGACTCTCCATATTTCTTCTTCGCATACACTGCATATTGAAATAAGAAGTTGTCTCTACTACCTTTTTGTACCTTACCGTTTTCTGTTAGGTAGGCTTCAATACAATAAGGTGCATCCGCAAACTCTGATTTTTGTTTATCTTTCTTTAAAGATAATTTTTTTAAGTCATCCAGGGATAATGATTTCTTTTCTACTTCTGCAATGAAATCTTCAAGACCTAGAATATTTCCTTCATCACTGAAAGCATATCGATCTGTATGCTCTAGTCCATTATGATAAGGCATGTTAAGAAAACTACCGACTTCCCAATCAGCTTCGTTTCCTTCTCGTAATAATTTTTCTTGTTTAGGAAATACCTCACAGTGTCCAAGCCCCATAAAAGAAGCAAGTTCTCTTATCTTATGATGAACAATACCTGCTGGCACATACTCTTTAAAAAACAAAAAGATGTGAGCACCACCACTTTTAGATTTAGTTACAACGAACGGCAGCTTTCTTTCTGCCAACTTGCGAGCTATCTCTACGTGATCGAGTGGATATTCATCGACATCAATACATCCCCATTTACATTTGTCTTCATCGTTAATAGGAAAGATGCCAATACTTGGCCAAGATCCTTTTAAATGGTTTTCCCAAAGAGAGTCCTCAACTGGTAGCTTTCTAATGAAAGTCTGACCTTCAGTTTTGTTATCCTCTCGAAGACTCTCTTTAGGGATGAACGCACCATAGGCACGCTCTAAACCAAAAAAGATCTCTTTGAATTGTGAGACCCTTTTATCCATTTAGAAAGGAATGTCCCCAGATTGTTCTTGTGAACTTCCTTCCTCATCTTCATAGCCGGCAACGACTTTACCTTTTTGGATAGAGTCGTGGAACTCAGAAGCAAGGTTGAAGATTTCCTCTTCATTAAGGAACTCATCCTTCTCAATTTTCCAACCATACCAAGAACCTTTGTCGTTCTTATCTTTGAAAGAACTGACGTTGTAGATTCTGTACCAAGAAGGCGCTAAGAAAAGCTTTTTAGTTTTAGGGTTTTGAATGAACTCATTCTTTAAACTATAAGCCCAACTTCTAGCAACCTTTAGTCCTGACACTTTCATTGAAATGATTGCAGGTTGAGGTGCTCCTTCGCCTATTACTAGGACAAAGAAGTTAGCTGTTTCTTCTAAGTAGTTTCCGCTTGGAAGACGAAACTTTCCGTCATCTCCACGTACCGCATCTCTTGGTCTATTGTGTGGAAGATACTCATTCACAGGAGCATTACCTGTCCCTGTTCCTCTCTCTTTCCACTCATACCATTTTTTCTCATAGCCACAGACTACAAGTTGAACACCATCTGATCCGTAGACAGAGTTACTCGCATTGTTATAAATCAATCCAGGTTTAGCACCTTTGACTTCATCTAATTCTTTATCAGAATTATTCTGTAAGACTTTGAGTCTCGCTGTTGGTAGGTCGTCTTGTGTGACTGACTCTAGACCTGTGCCAGCAAACTTCTCGAGATCCTCGAAGTTCATTGCTGGTAGTTTATCTGCCTTTGTGGTGACAGCACCATTTGCTTTTTCGTTTGTCATTTGTTTGTTTTTCCTTTGTTATTTTTTTCGTTCGATCTTCACTTTTTTATAAGTGAACACTCCAAATCTTTCTTGATCAACAGATGTCATCGAACCTTTCGCCACCTGTTCCTCTACTAATTTGGAAAGTGTATTCCACGGCACTGCTTTTTTATTACTCGGATACAATCCTTTGTCTTGTAACTCGTTAATTAAATTAGCAGCATCGGAATCTTGTCCACGGCCAAAGGTCAACTTTACTTCGTTCTTAATCACATCATCAAGACCAAGTTCTTTTAGTCTAGAAAAACAATAGTCTTCGTTTTCCATGGTGATGTTTGCACGTAGTTGATCCTTGACGGAAACTTTTGAGCCATCAGTTAGTGTTAAAGACTTAACGCCAGCACCTTCAATCATTGAAGGGATTACTTCGTTCTCTAACTGAAACTCTCTATCTTTGAGTTGTTTAATCTCTGCTTCTTTATCAGAGATTGTTTTACGAACATTATCTAATTCGTTACAAGCTTCTCCTAAATCAGAGACTTGTGAACTATCTAAAGTATTAAGCTTAGACTGCTCGTATGCTTTTTCTAATAGACCCATTTTATTCTCCTTATTTTAATTCTATATTTATAGGAATATATATAGCACTTTCCCTATCCCATTTCAAGACCTTAAAATTATTATTTGTAATTTTTGCAGCTACGGCACAGATAATCCCAATTAATACGGGATCTCCCATCAATAACAAATAATCATTAGGGGTAAAATCTTTCAGTTTTTTTTCAATTGAAAACACAAATCGTGAGGAATTTACCTGGATTTGTTTTGGATTTTCAAACATGATAATAGGCATACCGAATCTTTCACAGTCGGAAATATCTCGATACCCACCATTAGGTAATTTAGTGTTAGTCGTTACGTATACTTTGCTCATTCTCTATCGTTTCTTTTATAGCTAATCCTATCACATATGGTATTTGAGGTACAACAGAATTTCCTAAACATTTAAGTCTGTCCACCCTTTTGGGTATCCCATTAGCCACTCTACCCACGTCGGGTTCAATGTCCCACCAGCGACCGCATTGAGAGGTTTCGTTTTCCTCTTCTGTTGTGAAGGACCGCCATTGTTCTTCGAGTCTTGAACTGTTGGAGTTGGTAGCATCGCAGTCATGGCAACCTTCTCTTCTAATTTGCCCCTCTGCTTTCCTCTTCTCTGAATGTTCTCGATATTCTCCGCCATCGCTGCTGATGCTCTCGCTGTCGGCCATAATCTCGGCTCCCTCACTTGATCGTGTAATCTGATTTGTATCGGTTGACCACTCGGACGTTTCAAATGACCAGAGTCCAATGCCCTCTGAATTCCTGGAAGATTGCTCCCTCCCGATACTGCGTCTGGAGTTCGCCACAATCCAGACTCTTTCTCTTTTGTGGTTGGCACCGACGCTAGAAGCTGAAATACTAAACGTCCTTGCGGAGTAGCCTTCACTCTCCAAGTTCTCGAGTACGGTGTCGAGACCGAGTTTAATGTGTCCACCAACGTTTTCTCCAATGACCCAAGTAGGTCGGAGTTCTTTGATAAGTCTAAACATTTCTGGCCAGACATGTCTCGGATCTTGCTCACCTTTTTTGCGACCTGCGACGGAGAAAGGTTGGCAAGGATATCCTCCTGTGATGATGTCGATTTGATTAATTCCGTCTGCTTTAAGTTTGTCATAATTTAATTCCTTTACATCTCCATAGACTGGTACACCAGGAAAATTTTTATTTAAGACTTGCTGACAGTATTTATCAAAGTCACAAAACGCAACTGTTTCAACTAATCCAGCAGATTCTAATCCTAAACTAAATCCACCAATACCACTAAATAAATCTAAGTGTTTTAACATTCTATAATTATCTATATAATAGATAGTTTATTTAGGATAGGATTGCAAGATGAAATTTATATTAATACTTTTTGTTTGTATCAACGATCCACTGATACCGATCGATAGCACTTGTATCATGCAACCGTTAGATATGACATTTGATTCTATGGAAGAATGTCGATTGGGAGCACAATATATTTATAAAGATATAAATGATCCTAATGTTCACATGACTTCTTTCTGTGCACAAAAGAACTTGACATCTATATAAGTTATCCTATATAAAGAACGTAGAAAGTTTTTATTATGTTAAGAATACCGACAAAGCCGTTTACGGATAATCAAATTGAATACTATAGTTACATTAATTATAACTATTATAATGATCGTCTAATAGAAGAAGATCGCATACTAGACAGTATTGATTATCATCTTCCGACAAGAGAAGAATATTTTTATAGAAAAATAAAATACAGAGCACTGATGAAGCCTTGGAAGTATTTAAAAGATTGGAGAAACTTAATGAGATTAAAATATTTAAAAGGAGGCGTTGATGTATCCGAACTTTAAAACAAAACCATTTAATCATCAGCTGCAAGCATTGGGTTGTAGTTGGGACAAAACTAATTTTGCATACTTCATGGAAATGGGGACAGGCAAATCGAAAGTATTAATTGATAATATTGCCATGCTCTATGACCAGGGCAAAATTAATTCTGCCGTTGTGATTGCACCCAAAGGGGTGTATCGAAACTGGGAACGATTAGAAATTCCTAATCACTTACCCGATCACATCACGACAAGAATTACCACTTGGGTGGCACCGAGTTCTCGTAACAAAGAAGATCAAAAGAATATCGATAAGCTATCAGAAACTTTTGACGGCTTAGATATTTTCTTAATGAACGTTGAGGCTCTATCGAGTAAACCCGCTGCTGAATTTCTATCCAGATATTTAAACTCAACCAATAGTTTGTTAGCGGTAGATGAAAGCACCACAATCAAAACACAAAGTGCAGGACGTACAAAAAATATTGTGAAAGTTGCACGCCTCGCTAAGTACAGAAGAATATTGACAGGATCTCCCGTCACTAAAAATCCTATGGATTTATATTCGCAGTGTGCTTTCTTAGACGAAGACCTTTTAGGTTTTGCATCTTACTATGCTTACAAAGCGAGATACGCTATCGAAGTAAAAAGACATACGTCGACTCATGCGTTTCCTCATATTGTGGGATTTAGAAATTTAGATGAGTTATCCAGGAAGCTAGCGTTCTTTTCTTTTCGAGTATTGAAAGAGGACTGTTTAGATTTGCCAGCGAAAATTTATTCACCCAGGTATATCGAACTAACCAAGGAACAAGAGAAAGCGTACAATGATCTAGCGACGTTTGCGATTACGCAGCTCGAGGGACAGACGCTCACGGTTAATAATACAATGACCATGTTGCTTCGATTACATCAGATTACTTGTGGCTACTTGCCCACGGACGACGGCCAACCGAGCATTCCTTTGAAGAACAATCGCATGGACGAACTCATGAATGTTCTCGAAGAAACAGAAGGTAAAGTTATTATCTGGGCAAACTATCGACAAAGTATTTTTGATATCAAAGATGCATTGGCAAAAAAGTTTGGTGACGATTCTGTTGAGACTTACTTTGGAGATACCAAGGATCAAGACCGACAGGAAATTGTCAGAAAGTTTCAGGACCCCGAAAGTCCTGTAAGGTTTTTCGTAGCCAACCAACAAACCGGTGGCTACGGATTGACACTAACAGCTGCTCATACGGTTGTTTATTTTTCTAACAATTATGATTTAGAAAAAAGAATACAATCAGAAGATCGAGCACACAGAATAGGTCAAAAGAATAATGTGACCTATATAGATATAATTTGTGAGAATACAGTTGATGAAAATATCGTAGCGAGCCTACGAAATAAAATTGACCTAGCATCACAATCATTAGGAGAAACGCTAAAAGAATGGCTAATAGAAAGCAAAAAGAAAAAGTAAGTTATTACTTTGCGTATGGTTCAAACATGAATCATAAGCATATGAAAATGAGATGTCCTAAGTCAGAGTACGTAGGCAAATTTACTCTACAAGGATACGAACTTGTATTCAGAGGAGTTGCAGATGTTCAAGAATCTGAAGGTAAATCTGTACCTGGGGGACTATTTAAAATAACACCCGAGTGTGAAACAGCATTAGATTTCTATGAAGGATACCCAAACCTTTATACCAAGAAATATCATTGGCAGTTTCATAAAGATGATGAGAAGTACGTAGACGACAAGATTATGTTTTACAGCATGGTCGACAAGCAAGTTGTTTACCCACCTGGAGAAGGATATTTAAGTACCATTCTTCAAGGATATAATGACTGTGAAATACCAATGGAGAATAGAAAAGGGATAACAGAAGCCTTAAATTTTTCTATCACAAGACTTGACTAAACTACATATTAATATATATTTATATAATAGGAGAAAGAAATGACGGACACCAACAAGTATAAGTCAATTATCGTAAGAATAGAAACACACACAAAGCTAAAGAAGTTAGCGGGAAAAGATCGAAAGATCTCTGGTATTGTTTCTAGTTTAGTTGACAAAGAATATGATAAGAGAAAGGCAATATAGTGATAGTTAAACATATGCAGAAGAAAGAAAAGATGCTGAAGATTGCTGAAGCAGCTATTGAAAACAAAACTAAAATGGAACCAAACTTTACTTCAACAGAAAGTTTGATTAACCAATGGTTAGCAGAAGTTTTTGATTACGCTTATGGTTTAGGTGAAGCATCTGGGTTGATGATTGCTCAAAACATGATTAAGAGCACGGATACTCAAATCAATAATATCCTCAAGAAGGATCCTCAGTAATGAGGAGAAGGGGTATAGTAATAACAATTTTTTAGGGCTAAGGCTCGGAAAGGTGTGTTGTTGCAAAAACTCTAGTCTAGTGTCTCTTGCAAAAATCTAAACTAGAATATCCCTTCTCCTGATTACTGACAGCGAGAGTTGGTAATCTTCTCAGAAGTCTACCTCCCAAATCAGATGGATGAGACCTTTGATTCACTCGCACGAACGGACTAGGGGCAGAAAGGAGCTAGGAACCCTCAAACCCCTAGTCTTAAAAGAAAGGAAAATCATGGACAAAAATTTATTAAAAGAACTGACAGTCGAGCAGCTTAAAACCCTTGAAAATCAAGTAAAACAAGAGATCTCCAGGAGAACGATTGCAATTGTTGACAAGGAATAATTTATTACTAATCTTTAATTGTACTTAGGCACTAAAAGTACAGACATTACTCCGCATATGTTGAAGGGGGGATTTCGGTCCCCCCTTTTTTTATGCCCGAATAGGAATTAATTATCTATTTAATTCCCATTGACATTTACTGTTTTATTTATCTAAAAAAACTATATAAATATGGATAAGAGCGGGAGTGTTTACCCTGTTTCGATCTCCCGCTTTTACAAGGACAACATTATGTTGAACGAGATAAAAACAAAAATCGTCCTCGCTGTCCAACGACAACGAATGTACGATCCGGTATTGAAAGATACAGTCGATAAAGTCCTAGTGACTTTTAATGACGGGCAAGTTAACGGATACCTCGCTGATGAGTGGGATAATCTAATGACTCAGGTAGATTCAATGCTAGAGAAGGCTTTTATTTTGGAGCCTAAAGCTAGTAGACCGCAGCTAGACTAACCTAGCTGTCCCGATCTTTCTTCTTTTTGCAAGCACAGTCTTCGCCACAAGAACAGTTTCCCTTGGAAATTTTGTTTTGTAATGACGCTATGTATAGATTTCTTAACTCTGTTGGAAGAAGTGCTTGGTGATTTAATTCATATTTTTTCATTGTTAACGCCTTTTATTTAGTGGGAAACTTTAGTATATCAAACTTCGATACTAAATTTCTACCTCTTTATTTAGTATTTATACAAATAAATATCTTGACTTAGAGAATTATTTTTTTGTCCACGATCCACTGCCCTGGGATCACGGTCACCCGACCAACGTCTTTATCAATTTGATTGGAGCCGATATCAGCTGCCAAAATAATGTAGTCTTTCGTTTCTTTAAGAACGTAGCCAACAGAACGGACTTCGGGAGGTTTGATTTTGAGTGCTTCTTCAAGATCTAACCAACCCGATTCCATTTCATAGGCGTCTAGCCACCTAATTTCATAGAGTTTTGACCTGGGATCAGCTTTAGACTGTCCGCTATCTCGTTGCTCCGATCGTTCTTTACTTGGGCGAACCATGCTTCCCGACCTTTGAGTATGTTAAATCTGTCAATTCCAAATTTCGCAAATCCTTTTGCAGCTCCCTGCATCACAGACTCCCAGTCTACATCATCTCCGACCATGATTCCACCGTCTTTTATCTTCGGCCACCAGTTCTCGACATCATCTTGAACGGCTTCCATAGTATGGGCACCGTCTACGATAACCCCAAAAACACTATTATCGTCAAAAGAATTAAGAATATTTTGGTTATCTGATCTGTTGACATTGACTACCACCCTTTCTTGATCAATATAGTCCCCTAAATTCCTCATAAAATCGTCGTACATGGAGTTTAAGTTCACGGTTGAGTGTTCCATACCCGAGCCTTCAAAAGTGTCTATCACATGCACTTTAACCTTGTGTTTTCCTGCATAATCTAAGCTGTCCATCAAAAATCTAGTCGATCTGCCAGCGAAACAACCTATTTCCACAATATCATCACCGTCTTCACAGTATTTCACGAGGTTCATATAGGCGTCGTGCATATTAAACCATCCAGGTATATCTAAATATTTATACATTTCTACCGTACCTCCTTTCTATTATCCATATCTCTCCAGAAGCGATCACTTACTGTATTTTTCTTTGATCCCGAATCTCTGTGATTATCTCGGTATCCTTCTATGTATGTTTCTAACATCACTGTATGTATTATATCGGAAAATTTTTTCCTATTTTCTTGAGTAAGTTTAAATAATTTTTTTCTCTTTGCTTCGTCTAATCCTCTTCTGATTAAACTATTTCTTGTTGTTATGTCCATTAGTCTTTTCCTTTCGACATTTCGATTGCTGCTTCCATCATCACAGCCTGCATATTGGTAAAGTAATTTTTACCCATAAGTTTTTCTGCGAGTTTTCTGGCTCGCTTTCTTTTATCCGTTTGATAGGCGTATCGAACAGAAGTTCCTCTCCCGTCTTGATACTCATGAATCGGACTTACTTTTTTTCTTGTTCCCATGCTATCCCCTCCATTGGATGTGTGTCTACACCTGGAATCCAATATGGAACTCTTAACCAAGCGTATTCGTTAATTAGTTTTAATGCTATGTGATCGTATTTGTATTTTCGATCTGCGTTTTGAATCGCACCATCTAAATCATTGTTCTTCATCCAATTCTTCATGGCGTCTCGATATTCTTCAACGTCTTTAGGTTTAAACTTCTGTGATGTAGCCAACCTTTCTAAATTATTATTAAGACGCATAGCTGCTCCTTTCACATGATGCATTGAATGTTTCTAAATCCATAAAGTCTTGATTGAGTTCTTCGACTTTCTGTTCGCACATCTGCTGACTTTTCATTTCTTCCTTCATGAAAAGACATTCTGTTTGTCCGTCATTCGGTAAACAAAGATGTAATAAAAGAATGATTGTTTCCATTATCGTTTCATCTTTCTGATATTATTTCTTTTCTTTTTGGCTCGCTTCATCGCAGCTACGTTCTGTAGTCTATTCGATCTACCAATCGCACGAATGACTCTTTTATTTCCTGGTACTGGCATTACTCCTCCATTTCTTTCTTCACGACTTCTCGTGATATGTACTTTAGCCCTGGTAGGACTGTTCCTTCATGCTCGACTCCCATTCTTTCCACGATATCCACTAAGACATGGATCGTTAAAGGATACGGTAGTCTTGCCACGAACGAATTATCTTTGATAGTTTTTCGTTCTTTCGGTTTTTTAAATTCTAGAACTTTCTCCATTAGATTCTTGCTCCTTTCTGTAAATTTTCTCTAGCCCAAAGTGGTTGCAAATTGGTGTAGTGAAAACATTTCTTTTGCTCTGACGGTTTCGTCAAATCAAAACTTGCACAAGGAATGATATGATCAATATGCCAATCACCATAGTTTTTTAATGTCATTCCTTTTTGAAACTTTTTTTCTAAATGTTTAACAAATCCTTCAACGGAAATACCTAATAGGTCTAGAGTAGAGGCTTGCTTATTTGTTTTCAATTTTCTCATCATCGATGAAACTCTAACTCTCAACATATTTGTCATTTTAAAAACAGGATCTGTTTTATAATATTTTCTAAACTTTAGCTTATCTCTCAAAGCAATCTTTTCTTTGTTTCTTTCCCTGTATGCCTTGCCTTGCTTTCGTTTATTTTCTATGTTGTTGTAATACGATTTTTTATCCAACATACGAAAATGTTCTGGATTATTTTTTCTAGCTTCCCTTTGTTTTCTGTTTATTTCTTCTCTGTTTTTTTCCACATATTCTCTTCTTTTCTTTAAAAGAAGTTCTTTATTCTCTTCATAACGTTTTTTTCTGTATGCTTTTATTCTTTCCTTGTTTTTTTCTGCATATGCTTTTTTCTTATCCTTGTTGTTTTGATAATATAGGTTGATTTTATCTCTGTTCTTTTCTCTCCATCTTCTTTGTGCCTCATATTTATCTGCCATCTTTCTATCCTTTCTATTTACTTCGGGTTAAACAATTCGTCATAAGTGAACTGTTTAGACTCTTCTTCACTAGAGAAGAATATGTCTATGTAATGGTGTTTATTGTCTTCGATATACTCTTGCATTTGAGGGAGTATTTGTTCTTTGTCCCCGACAAATGTTTTACCATACATCTTGCCACCCCGTTCTTTGACCTTGATTGTTATATCCATTTCTATATAGGATAATATAGATATTAATTGCCCGTGGTCAAGGGCTAATGTTATAGAAAGGAGGAAAAGTATTGGACAGGAAAGGATGACTGCCCACGGCCCAAGGACCACGGAAGAATAGAATACCTCTATAAAGAGGAATTTCTACAAAAATAAAAAAAATATTTTCAAATTCTACAGATCTCACTCTTTCATTCTTCGACAAGCTATTATCATTGATATACTTCAATAGTAGCCAAATATTTCATTCTTCTAGTCATTCTTCTGAAGAATAACATATTCTTCTGAGGGGGCTCGCAAATCTGAATTGACTTTATATTTTTGTTGATTTTGTTAGATTTCTTCTTATAAGGGAATTATGAAGTTTAGAAAACCAGGGGATGATATCGTGTTGACTAAAGAGTTGACCGAGATGAGAGATGAACTGACACCAAAACAAATAGCTTTCGCTGAAAACTTAGTTGCTCAAGAGAATCGAAAAACTGCAACTGAATGTGCTGTTATGGCAGGCTATAATCCTAACTCTGCTAGAATTACAGCATCTAAATTACAAAGTGCCAAAGAGTTCCCCAAAGTTCATGCTTATATTCGAGCCTTACAGGAAGATCTTTGGAATAAATATAAAATTTCACCGGCTACACACATGAGAAGATTACACGAACTTGGTCTTCGTGCTGAGAATCCTACCTCAAAAGATATCAATGAGTTTGATATGAAACCAGATCTCAAAACAGCTTTAGCTGCTGAGATTAGTAGAGGTAAAGCAGCTGGATATTATGAGAAAAAAGAAAAACAAACAGGGAAAGGAATTGATAACTTGACTCTCGAAGAAGTTGATAAGATGTTGCAAGATTTGAGAAAAACTTCTATCATTGATCAAACCCCTACTGATTTGGATATGGAGGACAATGAATCCAAGGCAGTACAAAGCGACGATCAGCGAGAACAAAGCGATCAACAAATTTCTTGAAGAAGGTTATTACGTCTTTAAAAACTGTTGCGAGCAAGGTCCTATCGATATCGTTGTTGTTAATCCAAAGAATGGTAGAGCACACTTCTTTGATGTTAAGACATCTCAAGGGAGTAGAATTGTAAATGGCAAGTCGGTTGGTGGGTCGGGAAACAAACTCAAACCTACTCAAAAAGAACTCGGAGTCCGACTTTGTCTTGTCGAAGGAGAAGAGATTCGCATTGTTGAAAAAAGAGAAACAATCACCAAAAGACAGAAAAAAGAAAACGGCAACCCCTTCCGTAAAGCGAGGAAGGGAATCAACTTTTTGGAAGAATGTTAGGTCGATAACTCCAAACATTTATTGGACAAGAATTGAAACTTACGGAACCCCAGGAATACCAGATTTACTGGGAGTTTATGTAGATAAATCTTTAAAGAAGAATATTTCTTTTTGGTGTGAATTGAAGCTAACAAAAGGAAACAAACTAGATCTCTCACCTTTCCAAATTTCATGGAATTTAAAGCGTTATTCTCTATGCCAAGATAATTTTATTATGGCCAAGGGGGTGGAAGAGAGGAAGATTTTCTTTTGGCCAGGAGCCGTGGCCCGTGAGCTTGTCATCAACTACAAGGACGTTGAACCTTTGTTCACGATCGACCAACCATGGACGCATGTGCTTGAGCCCGCTATCGGGCGTGTGCTTGTGCATGTCCCTTAGAATTTTGGGAGATAATATTTGCCCTGGGACTCCAGCTCTTGGTAATATTTTATTACTTTCCAGATGGCAGCTTGCTCCGCAGCTGAATCACTACGGAGCATTTTTTTTCTGAGTCGGGCAATCTCTTGACCGGTGGTCGTGAGCCTATGATCGTTGTTCATCTGCCTTCATCTTCTTGTGCATGTAATCGTTCCACCTGGACTCGTCAAAGTTTGGTGCGTGTCGCTGAGCAAAACTTTTAATTTGGCTTGCGACTGCCTCAAGATCTTGGTCGCCAGGTCCTGTGCATGTTTCTGCCTTTTGCTGTGCATCGTAGACGATGTCGGCTAGTTCTTTTAAATGTTTCTTTGTTATTGTCATAACAAATCCTTTCTATATATTCTCCCATAATCTATCAAAAAAGACCTGGATCTGCAAATAAAAAATGGTCATAAATTATTACCTTGTAGCTCCCCAGGGCCCGCAGCTCCGGATCGTGATTCGTCATAAATTATTACTTTATGAGCTGACCTGGTGCCGGGGTTGCTGGTGCGTGATTCGTCATAAATTATTACCGGAGTGCCTGTGCTTGAGCCTGCGTCCTCTGCCTGTGCTTGTGCGTGCGATTGTGCTTGTGAATTTTTCACGGCCCACGGAAAGCTGCATGAGCTTGTGCGTGTGATTGGTAATATTTTATTACTTTTAGGATCTGGAGACCTGGGGACGCCTGAGCATTGGGGTAATATTTTATTACTTTGCCCTGACGCCCCCTGAAATTTTTGAGTCATAAATTATTACTAGTCAAAAATTTCTATTAAAGACTCTTTCAATGGATAGTTATCAACAAAGCCATTAACGTCATTAACGTCTTTTCCTGTTGATGACTCAAACTTTAAAACTAATTCTTTTAATAGTCTTAATTCCGCATTGAGTCGATCTACTGACTTCAAAATTCTGATTTCTTGAGAAAGTTCAATTACAGAATTTTCTTTCATTTCTACTATTTCGTTTATTTTCATTCTAAATACCTCACGAATATTTATTAATTAGTTATATAAATATAGATATTTTTATATATAATACAAACAGAATATTCAGAAAGGAAAAAACAATTATGAATATTAGAAATGTAATAGAAAGACTCAGAAAGATTTATAATAGCGACTCTGAGAATTTCACAAAATGCGAACTAATGGAAAACATCCTTAGAGCGTATCAAAGAAGTATTGAAGATAGAATTATGAAAAAATTCCACAATGGTTTTTTTGATATTTCAATTCATACTACCAGAAGCATTATCAGAAAAAAAATAAACGCAATTGCTGATTTAATTAATATGCAAATTGAGGGGCTATTAGATAATTCTAATATCAATCTATTTGTTTGTTATGAAGAAAATCAGTTTTATGTTTCTAATTATTTTTTAACTACTACCGATAACAGAACAATTTCGCAAGATGCGTATGAAGACGACTATTTTACTTGTACAGAATGCGATAATATTTGTCATAATGACGACTCAAGAACATATTACGAAAATGATGATGATCTTTATTGTTATGACTGCGTCAGTGAGAATGGGTGGTATTGTGATTACCATGATGATACTCATCATTCGGATTATAATTGTGAAGAAAATGAGGATGAGGATAGACCGAATTATAATCTTGATGATTTTAATGAAAGAATATTTCTTCATTTTTTAGGTAAGGCAATCGCTGAAGCGGGAATACAAAATGCAAATGTATTAATCGATAGTGTTTTATTTTATGGTATTGAGGTTGAACTTCATACAAGACATGAAGTTATTTCAAGATATGACATTGTTGAAAAATTTCGTGATACTATGAATTCTGAAAAAGAATTTATTCTTTGCAAACACGATGGCAGTCTTCATGCCGATCATGGTTTTGAACTAGTATCAACAAATGCAACTTTTCATTATCATAAAAAAACATTTTGGAATGAGTTTTTTGAACTTAACCCAAATGAATTTGTAAAGGCTTATCATGGTTATAATTGCGGAATACACATTCATTTTTCCAGATCAGCATTTACAGATAATCAGTTAAGACGTTTAAATTGTTTCTATAACAATCCACAAAATAGAAAGCTGATTGTTGAAATTGCGGGGCG